ACTTCTTTTGAATATTTTGGGTTTTTTTCAAATTTAGAAATCATAATATATTTTTTCCTTTTTTATTTTAATATAGTTATATTATACCATAGTTTTACGGCGGCGTGTAACTATATGCGACTAATAGCTGCATAAAGTAATATTTTTCTATAAAAAAGGGTTTATGTAGAATATTTTTCTATAACTTCTACTAGCTGTTTATCCCAATTATCGCGATGTTCGATGAATATCTGAGCTGGAGCATCATCTACAGATATGATTGTTACTAATTGTGTTATTGGTTGACCAGTTCTCTCTTCCCATGCAATAGCATAAAAGCACTCTTGCATAAAATAACTTTCAATCCATTCTTTCTTTTTTGTTTTCCTACTTGTTTTATAATCAATGACTGATAGTTTACCATCAAATTCTGCTATACAATCTACTCTCCCAGCCACTCCTAAATGGTCAGAATATAGTGGTAATTCTTGTCCATATACTGTTCCTATACGGTCATCTAATATATTTTTAATTCTATTAAAGTCATATAAGATATTAGGCATTGCGCCTTTTGCATAATCAGGGTCATTATTTACATACTTCTCACACATTGTATGAACTGCTGTACCACGACCAGCAGCTTGTCTAGATATTTTATTTGCGGCTTCATGACCAATTCTATCTCGCCAAGCCATAATAGCTGCTTTACTTAATTGACCAAGAATAGTTGTTATTGAGGGATAGTCACCTTTAGGTGTAGAGTATTTCCTTCCACTTTTTTTGGTAACTGATTTAAGATCTTTATATCCTAAATCAATCGGTTTATGTATAAACATTATTTAATTGTATCACCCATTGTTGAACGCCTTCCAGCAGATTTATGTATTTCTTTAAGTCTATCATTAAAATCATTAGAATGTTTATGTCTAGCTTCGCCTGTGTGTGATATTGTATTAGGTGTTCCAATCACTTGTCGACAATCATTATCTATATAATATTGGTCAAGTTCTTTCCAAGACATTGTATCGTCCCATATTTTACCAGTCTTATTTGATTTAAAAGTATATGCAGGCATTTTATTTATTCTTTGTAATTATTTCTTTCCACCATTTATATAACCACATTACTTTTAATGGATAGTGTTCTGGGTTAGGTAATTCATTTTTAAAATAACTCATAAATTGTAATAATTCTTCATCACTTTCGAAATATTTCATTTTTGAGCACGTGTTCCTTGAAATACGCATACAAAATATAATCCTTCATCTTTTGCTTCAACTTTATGAAATACACCATCTTCAATTAATACAATTTGATTAGGATGAATTTGAAATTTTTTCTTATCTAACCACATATATCCAGAACCTTTTAAAAACATATAAACTTCTTCTTGACCTTTATGTTTATGTCCAGTTGTTGATTTATTAGGATTTAATTTTGTTGAACTAACTACAAGGTTATTCAATTCAGTATTATCACGAACTAAATATCTATCATCTTCTTTGACGATATGACCATCAATATTAAATATATTAAACTTTTCCATATTCATTTTTATCTAAATATTCTATCGCCCCAAACTTCAATTGCAAGTTTTTTTGACAATCCTCGCATTCTTAAATTTTTATCTTTAGCTGCAAATAAAATTTTAGCTTCTCTTGGGTCAAGAGATTCTAATATAGCTTTAAATTGATTTGAATTACGATCTTTAGATGCACGTAAATCAGTTAAGCTTGCATAATCCATAGTTACTTTATGTAATGTTGTTTTAGCTTCTTCTGCTTCTTCATACTCTATTTCTTCATTTATATTCAATTTAATTGTAGAATCAAAATTCAAACGCATAAGAGTTCTTAATGCTAAACTATCATTATCTAATAAAACTTTAGCCCTACTTTCTCTATCATTTTTTCTTCCTAAATTTGTAAAAACTTCATGTATTTCCATTAAAATTCTCCAGCATTTTCAATTAACATTTTCATTCTATTCTCTATTAAATAAGTTAAAATATTTTGTCTATTAGGGTATTTATAGTTTTCATATTGGTCAATAGATTCCTTTTTAATTGCTTCAGGTGTTCTATCTAAATCAATCATTTCTCTATTACGAATATAATTTCTAAATACTTCTTGTGGCATAACTTCTTTGAGCTTATCTTTATTCTCCCACCATTCTGCCATCTTCTTTTTAGTCATTGGACTTTGTCTAATATGATTTACTAAACAATCGTCTGGACTTAATACATTAGGAACACCATCACTTGAGTCGCCTTTAAGTAAATGTTCAAATAAGTATTTTTGTGGATTAGGATCTTTTACCATTTTATTAAATAATGGAGACCATTGAATAACATGGCCATGTTTTTGTAATTGGATAAAATCTTTATCAGCAGATATAATAACTACATCTTCACCAATAAGAGGAATCGATTTATGTACAGTTAAAGCACCAATAATATCATCAGCTTCAGCATTATCTATTTTAATAACTGCGTATGGAAAACTATTTCTTAAATCATTTAATGTTGAATCAATTAAATCAAATATTGCAACCCAATCATGTTTGTCTTTTTCTCTACCAGTTGTACGATTAGCTTTATATTCTGGATAAATATCTTTACGCCAACTTCTACTATCACAACAAATAACTATTTTGCCATATTCTTCTTCACTATATTTTTTTCTATATAGTCTAAGATTATTAATAATGATATGTTTAACTAAACTTTCTGAAAGACCTTCACCTCTATTTAAAGATCCCATAATGCTGCCGACGGCTAAACCGTTAAAATCAACTAATACGATGTTATTTCTCCATTCATAATATATTATTATTATATCATAGTTTTATCTGATTGTACATAGTTTTCTGGAATTTCTTTTATAGAACCACCACCAATTTTTATAGCAATAATTCCATTATAATTTTTTTCATTTAAAAGTACATTTTCATCAAATTGAATTTTAGCTTCCATATAATTCGTCTGACCTCTAGTGTCGCAGAGACAAATGATTTCACGTTTAAAATTGTGTTTTCCGTGTTTTTCAATATCTTCTAATAATCTTTTAGATGAACCCCAATAATTTTGCCAATCTGTTTCTAATCTTCTATGTCTTTTGAGTATTCTACCTTTTAAGGGTTTAAGCTTGCGAATGGTAAAAAAATATTTTCTTCCAACATAGTCAAATCCATTAAGGAGGTTGGTAATCCTATAAACAAAACCATAATAATCAGCAGCATTATCAGAAGTAAAAGTTTGTTCATTATATATCCAATCTGTCTTCTTCATGAAAATCAAAACCTCCTCTATTTCCCCATTCTAAATTTGTTCCACAAAATGGGCAATGAGTAACTGGTTGATCTAACTCAATAGACTCAGTAGGAAATCCCATATCATCATGAATCATAACTTCAAAAGATTCACTATTACAATCATTACATGTCATAGGCTTAATTGTCCTAATGCAATGTGTGATACCATACTATCATAACTACCAACATACTTACCATCAATAAAAATCTGTGGAAATGCTCTTGCATTTGGAACAGATTTTTGAAGATCAAACATTGACCAATTACCTGATTCAACATTCCTCTCTTCAATTTTTACATGTTTTTTCTTTAAATAATCTTTTGCTTTTGTACAATATATACAATTATCTTTACTCCATATTACTGCTCTCATAAGCTTAATCCCTCGAATGATTTCTTGTCGACATCTTGTTTAACGCCACCGATCGTATAAGATGTTATTTCTGTTTCTTGCGGTGCTACTTGTACTTCCCCACCTGATATCCATTTTTCCGTCCATGGAAGTGGGTTATGCTGATGTACATGAAATGGGACATGATAATTTAAAGATTTAATTCTCTTCGCTCCAATCCAACGTACATATTCTTTAAGGAGCTCAGCATTTAGTCCAATCATTGAACCAGCTCCAAATAAATAGTCACACCACTCTTCTTCTTGTACTAAACATTCTTCAAATAATTCCATTACTTGAGTATCCGTTTCTTCTTTAATTTTTACAAAATCTTTATCTTCTTTAATTAAAGTTCGTATAATATTTAATGATGCTGCTAGGTGTGTATTTTCATCTCTACAAATTAATTTAATAATTTTTGCATTTCCTTCCATTTGTTTTAATTCTGCGAATGCCCAAGAACATGCAAAACTTACATAGAATCTAATACCTTCTAATATGTAAATAGAAATCATACATAAGTATAATAATTTTTTATGTTCATAAGATCCAAATTTACCTTTATAATTAATTAGATTATCATAATGTACAGATATATCTACTGCGCATTCAAGTATTTGTGGAATGGAAATTATTTCATCAAAGACTTTTGATGGGTTTGGATATACATTTCTAATTAGGTGGGTGTATGAGCGAGAATGAATTGTTTCAAAGAATGCCCATATTTCTATAAGGAGTTCAAGTTCAGGTGCACTTGCTAAAGGTAATAATGCTAAGTCTGGTGATCTGCCTTGTACTGAATCTAAGAGTATTTGTCTCTTAAGGTTTGCTGTAAAGATGTGTTCTTCATTTTCTGTTAATTTACCAAAATCAATTTTATCTTTTGTAACATCAATCTCATCTGGTGTCCAATAAAATGATAACATCTTTTCATATAATTTTTGTAAAGCTGGATATTTAACTACATCATATCTTGCTATGTCAACGCTTTCATCAAAAAATAAATCTTTATCTAAATGACCCTTGGTGTTTACTTCAAATACGCTATGCTTCAAATGTTTTCTCCTAATTTAAAATTATATATATGAAAAAAAGGACCGGAGTATTGGGTGATAAGGGACTCCGGAGAAAACCTCAACTAGCTATCATGCAGCTAGTAAATAATCGTTATTGCCGATTAATTTTTCATTTTAAAGCCTTTGTTGGCTGACGAGTCTCAAGCGGATCTGCTACCTAATCGATGCCTTGTCTCCCCCATTAAATGAATATCCCTTGCAAGTTCTGTTCAGCTTAAAGCTTCCTAGTTTAAGATATCCATTTGGTGGAGGAGGTGGGAATTGAACCCACGTCTTAAGTGCTCCTACCTTTACCTTTACG